AAACATTCCAGGAGACACCATCACCGGTCAAGTACTAATCGTTTGCATCGAATACATTGCCATCTTTCATGAACCAAACGAAATACCAGCATCGTGAATAAACTCTACTACATACATAATGTTGGTATCTTTAAACTTACGCGGGGGCTCCGCCCCCTGCACCCCCCGGGGGGGCCTGCGCCCCCCCGACCCCCCACGACGACCAGGTGGCCAGGTGGCCCGCGCTCCGCGCGGCGACGACCAGGTGGCCAGCCGGCCGGGGGGCTCCGCCCCCCGGACCCCCGGCCCCGACGGCCAGGTGGCCAGGTGGCCCGCGCTCCGCGCGGCGGCGGCCAGGTGGCCAGGTGGCCCGCGCTCCGCGCGGCGGGGGCCGGGTGGAACACAGGAACGGAACACAGCCTCCGGGTAATACTACACCGGAGGCTGCCGGCCCCGACGACCAGGTGGCCAGGTGGCCCGCGCTCCGCGCGGCGGGGGCCGGATGGCCAGATGACCCGCGCTCCGCGCGGCGGCGACCAGGTGGCCAGGTGGCCCGCGCTCCGCGCGGCGGGGGTGGCCAGGTGGCCCGCGCTCCGCGCGGCGGGGGTGGCCAGGTGGCCCGCGCTCCGCGCGGCGGGGGCGACCAGGTGGCCCGCACGCTCCGCGTGCGTGACCCGGCCCGGCTCGCTCCGCTCGCCTAAGGCAAAAAGATTTGGGGAACTCTGGGATTGATGAAGTGCGTTGTCGCTCGCCTCCGCTCGCTCCTCCTGGGAACGTTTCCCAGGCGGTCACGTGACTGAAATGAAATGAAAACCACGTGACCAGACGCAATGTCACGTGACCAGACGTATAACCACGTGACTGTATGGGTTGCATGGGTATATAAATCTGGAACATACCAATTCCCGGTCGTTCCACATCACTCATCACCCCATGACATCAAACAGAGGACGCCGCTGGTGCTTCACCAAAAACGGCTATACGCCTGAGTACCTCTCATTCCTCAAAGAGAAAGAAGCAACCTCACCACTCGTCTACCTCGTGTGCGGCGAAGAACTCGCTCCAACAACAGGACAACCACACCTGCAAGGTTACATCTGCTTTGATCGACCCATGCGACTCCCAGCAGTCAAAAACTACCTTGACTCCCTCGATGTACATCTGGAACAAGCAAGAGGAACATCGGAAGAGAACAAAGTGTACTGTCTCAAGGGTGGCCAGGGCTTTGAAGTGGGCACAGCCCCAAAGGAACCTGCAGCAAGTGGAGGTGAGGCCATCAAGAGGAAATATGAAAAGGCATACGAATCCGCGATCACGGGAAATCTTGGAGACATCGACAAAGACTTACTCATCCGTCATTACGGAAACTTCAAGAAGCTTGCAGTTGACTTTGGAACACCACCACCTCCACTCCAAGGCACTTGCGGACTATGGTTATACGGAGCACCTGGAGTAGGTAAAAGCCACAAGGCACGATCAATGTGCAACGATGATTACTACCCCAAACCCGCAAACAAATGGTGGGACGGCTACCGCGGCCAAGCCAATGTTATCATTGATGATATCGATCCACGCCACGCCGACCTCGCCTATGACTTGAAGTGCTGGGCAGACAAATACGCATTCATCAGCGAGGTAAAAGGCGGCCAAATCTACATCAGACCACTAAAAATAATCGTCACTTCACAATACAAAATCGAACAAGTGTTCGTGGATCCGAATGACCGTGAAGCAATCGCAAGACGCTTCAACGAGATCGAAGTATTTGACTGGCGTCAAAGAATTCCAGACACGCCACCAAACAGCCCTTTAATGTGATCACTCACATAGATGATGTTTTCTTCCCCTCCTGAGCTGGGGATAATAAACCATCTTGAGATTCCACAGTCGCATCATCATCAGATGAAGTAAGCTCCATCTGAGTCTCGCCTGTCCTCAGCTCCATCTCACGCTCAAGAATCAAAATGATAGCTTCCAGCTCACTATCATCCACACCAGTAAGATCAGCACGAGGAAGCCTAGCAAGATCAGTCCACAAGAACCGAAGACATAAGGTCTTACAGAAGGGAGACTTAGAGCCACCTGCATTGGCTGGTGCATTTACACGCTTGGTCGACATCCTATACAATAAGACCGCAATCGAGAATTCTTCAGTTACAAGAACCTTCGAATTCTAGAATAAACCGACATGCCTCTCATCTACCCACGTGGCACAGTATGGACACGACGTCCGACACTGTCGGCGAGATTCGGGAACCTCAGACGACGAACTGGATTCAGAAGAATCACAAGACCAGTCGTTCGTGTACTGAAGAACAACCAATACACATCAAGACGATTCAGGACAATGAAGCCAAACGGGAACATATTTCAAACATCGTCAACTGGGTGGCACCCTATGGGGATGCGAAAAACCCTCAAACTAAGATACTGTGAACAACTATCTTTGGGAAATGGAGGAACAGGAGTTCAAGACTACGTCTACTCGGCCAATGGTCTCTACGACCCAAACATCACAGGAACAGGCCATCAACCATACGGCTTCGACCAAATCATGCCATTCTACAACCACTACACCGTCATAGGATCGGTATGCAAGGTCTACTGTGCCAACAACCAAGACATACCGATTGGAGTCGGCGTCGCACTACGAGACGACGCAACTACATTCAATGACATCGAAACAAGTGTCATCCTCGAACAACCCGGTGTCAACTTCATGCACTACGGTGTAAGAAACGGGCAACCAGCAAAAGCACTAATCAAGACATTCAGTGCACGAAAGTTCTTCGGGCGACCACCACTACTAGACTCTATCTACAGAGGGACGGCTAGCGCTAATCCAAACGAACAAGCATACTTCCATGTCATGATCATGCCAAACATTCCAGGAGACACCATCACCGGTCAAGTACTAATCGTTTGCATCGAATACATTGCCATCTTTCATGAACCAAACGAAATACCAGCATCGTGAATAAACTCTACTACATACATAATG